ATACAAGGATTAAGGAGGGGACATGAGGAAGGCAACGTTTGAAGATTCGCTAGAAGCATTCTTCGATTACAAATCGGCTACAATGTATACAGCACTGAATTGTCGTGTTGTCGCTGTTAAGACAGAATTGCACGAACAGCGTATTGATGTACAACCTCTCCCGAATGCTGTTAAACCAGACGGAGAAGATAAGCAGCGCCCTGTCATTACAAATGTTCCTGTGATGTTTCCTTCCAGCAAGAAAGCTTCCTTAACGTTTCCCATTGATGTTGGTGATACAGTGTTGTGTGTATTCTCACAACGTTCTCTGGATCAATTCAAAGCGTCTACCAATCCCAAGCCATACAAGCCGAATGATACACGTAGATTCTCCATACGAGATGCTATTGCTATTCCCGGCTTGTTCTCTTTCTCAGATGCTATCAACAATCCTGCCAAGCATACGTGGACACATTCTACGAGAGATTTGGTGATTGTGAATAATCTTGGGACAGGACAAGAGAATGAAGTGAGGTTGAAGGAAAGTGGTGATATTGAAGTGAAGACGAATCAAGATTTTTACGCCACGTTTAACAATGGATTGATTGAGTGTAACAACCTTCAGATTGATTGTGCAAATGATATGACGCTCAACATCGGCAACAATATGACAATGAGTGTGGGTTCTGTCACAGATATTACAACGACTACGCTAAACGTCACCGTAGGAGGCTCTACAGAGGTCTCTAGTCCCACTACAAATTGGACTGGTACATTCAACCTAGCAGGTACGTTTAGCCAGTCAGGGGGCGGCTCAGGCGGTGCTACGGCTACATTTGACTCTCCGATGACAATTAATGCGCCAATCACTTCCAATTCAGATATTACAACAAGTGCTGAAGTGACAGCAAGTGGTGTTGCTCTGAGTAGTCATACACACACTGGTGACAGTGGTGGAACAACAAGCCCTCCAAACTAATAGGAACGTGAGCGATGGATATTTTATTGAATGAAGACACACATGACGCTGAGTTTGTAAATGGTGATACTCCCGTGACTCCTACAGTTGATGAGGGATTGCGTCAGCGTCTTAAAATTAAACTACTCACATTTAAAGGTGAGTGGATTTACAACACAGAATATGGAACACCTTATTACCAAGAAATCTTTGGTAAAGGTCGAAGCAAACAAATCGTTGATACAATCTTCCGCGACTTAATTAACGAAGATGAAGATGTAGTTCGTATCACACAGTTTGAATCAGAGATTACAAGAGATAGACAATATGTTCTCAGCTTTGCTGTGATTAGTCGAGAGGGGACAACAGTACAAATTGAAGACGTAGAGGTGGGTGTATAATGGCAGGTATTACAAGTACAGGTTTAGAGATAAAAAGGCTGAATCAAGTAAGAGAAGGGTTGCGTCAGCAAGCTTCGGAAATATTTAGCGATCTTGTTCCTACAGGTGATGTGCTTGATACAGGTAGCGGAAGCACACTAGGACGTTTGATTGGTGTTGTGTCTCTAGGCGAGGCTGAATTGTGGGAAGCTATTCAAGATGTCTACTCTGCATTTGACCCTAATTCTGCGGAAGGGATTGCTCTGGATAATCTTGTTGCATTGTCTGGTCTAATCCGCAAAGGAGAACAAGCGTCTACAGCACGTATGCTGTTCCGAGGTGATTACAACACAATAATTACACGAAACAGTCTTGTTAGTTCAAGCTTCACAAACTATCGTTTCACTGTGCCTCAGTCAATCACATTGAACAATGAAGATGTTGTTGGTGTTGTCATTGACACACAGCTTGTGCAAAACAGCACAGATTATGTTGTAACCTACTCTGACGACAATAACACTGTCAATCTCACCTACACCTCCCCCGCTTCAGCAACTCGTCTGGGTATTCTACAAGGACTTGCAGACACAATCAATAACAATATTGGCTCTATCCTTACAGCAGAAGTTGTTGGTAATACACTTGAGATTATTGCTGACGACAAAGTTACAGAATCAACGTATTCCTTATCCAGTAATCTCTACTATGTAAAATCAATTAAAGGTCTCACGGTAGTTGCTGAAGAAGCTGGCCCTAAAGAGCAAGACACTGGAACAATTGATACAATCACCACACCGATTCTTGGGTGGGATAGTGTTGAACAGATTGCGCCAGCTACTGTAGGTAGTCTCAGAGAAACAGACGCACAACTCCGTAGACGATTTACAGAAGCAAAGTATCTGCGTGGTTCTAACATTCTGGATGCGCTTCAATCTGAACTGCTGTCTCTGGATGGTGTTCAGGATGTACGCATCTATGAGAACCTGACAGATACAACAGACGCTAAAGGATTACCTGCCCACTCATTCCGTGTGTTAATCCGTGGTGGTATTCGTGAGGAAATTGGTGATGCTATTTGGCGTAATAAGCCAGCTGGTATTGCTACGTCAGGAAATATCAGTGTTGTCATTGATAACATTCTAGGCGACCAAACGTTGGTTTATTTTGAGCGTCCTAAGTTTATTGATCTGTATGTTTCCGTAACAATCACAACAGATGATGAATTCCCTTCAGATGGCCCTGAGCGTATTAAAGCAGCATTGTCTCAATACATCACTGAGCAGACTAGACTTGGTGAAGATTTGCGTTACAGTCGTCTCTATACACCAATCAACTCTGTTCCCGGACATTTTGTAGATCAGTTGTTTATTGACACTTCACCTAGCCCCGCCTCCACTTCAAACATTTCTATTAACTACGATCAACTTCTGAAATTGGAGTTGGGTAATATAGAGGTTAATGTGACATGAATGATGAAACTGATAACATTCTTTATTATGAAGGTGAGGTGAATCCATACAAAGACTCAGATTTCTTAGAGCAATCACGCGAAAGAATTACACAGCAGTTCAAGGATAAGGATGTCCTTGATCGTTACTTGCAGGTGATGACGGTCGGTAAGACTGAGCTTGAATCTGTTATCAAGGATTTGATGCAGAAGCGTACTATTGATAATTCTTCTGGCGCACAGCTTGAAGTGATTGGTGACATTGTAGGGCAACCTAGAACACTATTTGATTCAGGTATTATTCAATACTTTGGTTTTAATGGGGCAACAGGCGCGTCTCCTTATAAGAGTGTTGCTGATACAGATCGTGTGTATGGTCCTTGGAAGGGAACAACAGACCCCTTGTTTGGAACCCGTGTATTATCTGATGAAGAATACCGCCGACTAATCAAAATCAAGATTCTAAAAAATAGTTCCAGTGCAAGTATGAATTCATTCTTGAGTGGTGTTCAAGTGTTGTTTGGGTTGGATCAAGTTAGTTATGACGCTGTGTTTCCAACATCTCTTGACGAAGGTGATGGTATTGTTACAATCAACATTGGTCGCGATTTCAATGACCCTGAGCTTACTGTATTTCCGGGATTGGATGAAATTGAGTTGGCGAATCGCTACCTGAATAGACCGCTCGGTGTAAGTATTGCTTACCAAGAACCTGTGAGTTTTACAGCAGACTTCATCCAGCAACGCTATAGTGAATTTGACGCTATTTCGGGTGGTACAGTTCAAGTCAGCTTCGATCAGATGTTTGATTTCTATCGCGGCTATGAAGATACCTACTATGATTTCAATGGTAATCTACAGACAGCGGCAATCAACGAACCCCGATTTGGCTATGACCCAAACACACTTGAGCCTTACGGACTATTGCTAGACAGACCTGAAGAATACCTTGAGCATGTTTGGGATTTTGAAGTGGATGACCAGTTTGGTACATTCAGTGTTAACTTTGCTAATGTTAATGAAACACAAGAAGCACAGTTAGCATTCCTTGTGCAAGGTACGGATTTCAAGCTGATGCTTTATTGGGAATATGGTTATTGGAAAGTGAGGGTTGAAACACCTTCTGAAACAACCAATAGAATGATTACCCAAACACGCAGCCAAGATATTCAAGTAACGGTTTCTTACAATACAGATGTTGTCTACTTTAAGATTGGAAATGAAGATCGTCTTGTTGAGATTACAACAAACCTTGGTGATACAAACCTGCAAGGTACTACACTAAGAATTGGTGGTAGCTATACAACAACAGATGGTATTTTGTTGGATCAATTCACAGGTAGCGTTAAGACATTTACATATCTTCGTGCGCCTTTGCGAGCAGGTGATGCAATATTCGCTGGCGACTTTATTTCTACAGAATCTTATGATAAACTATTAACGGAAGCCGGAGATTACATTATTTATTAATGTATAATTGGATTAAAATGAGGAAACAATTTTATGGCTGAAATTAGAATTTCAGATTTACCTGCTGCTAATCCTTTGGACGGTAGTGAGGTAATTGCGCTTATTCAGAATGGTGATACGCGCATACGCTCTGTGCAAAGTATTTTTGATGAGACTAAGACAAACGCAACTACAACATCAACCGGCGTTGTCGAAAAAGCCACCACCGCAGAAGCCGAAGCAGGTACGGCTGATAAATACCCTGACGCACAAACAATCAAATCAACGTACATGCA